GGCGTTTCGGCATCTGCTGGCGCAAAGCAACCTGCACCCCGTGTCTGTCCCGGCGCAGGCACTGCCCGCGCCGGGACAGACGCGCACCGACCGGCAAACCGCGCAGGCGCAGTGCCAGAAAATCCAGCGCATGGCCGCTGCGGCGTTGAACACGCCGCAGGCTGACAAATTGCAGTGGGCACGCAACATCCTTGTCAACCCCAAGGGCCGCACGCTGACGGTGATTCAAATGGCGCAGCGGGCGCTGGGGGTGGGTGTTGGGGGAGCTGTTGCATGCTGATTCTTGATTTGCCATTTCCCCCATCCGTTAATCATTATTATAGAAGCCCCACACGCGGGGCGCTGGCCGGACGGCATTTGATTTCGCAGGCAGGCCGCACGTACCGCGCACAGGTCAAGGCCGACGTGCAGCGCGTCACGCTCACCCCCGTCACCGGCAGGCTGGCGGTTCATGTGGATGCGTTCCCGCCGGATAACCGCCGCCGCGACCTGGACAATATCGGCAAGGCCCTGCTGGACGCGCTGGTTCACGCGGGCGTCATCACGGATGATGGCGATATCGACCAGTATTCGGTCACGCGCAAATCCAAAGCACCCAATGGGCGCGTGCGCGTGTTTGTGTCGCAGGCAACCGGAGCGCCGCAGGCATGAGCCAGACAAAACCGCCGCCTTTGGCAACGGTGCTGCCGCTGGCCGCAGCCCGTCTTTTGCAAAAAAGCGCACAGACACCGGTCACAAAGGCCGATCCGCTGGCGCGGGAAAAGGCGATGGAGGCTGCGCTGGCACGCGTTGTACGCACGTGGCCGCAGTATTTCAGGCAGGATGTGCAATGAATGAAACACCGAACCGTCGCCATCAACGAGAAAGGTTTGCGCATCGGGCAGGACCACCCGCAGGCCAAACTCACCGATGGGCAGGTGGCGCTCATCCGGCAGTTGCACGGTGAGGGCATGGGTTATGCGCAGTTGGCCGAAAAGTTCGAGGTCAGCCACCACACCATCGGGCGGATATGCCGCTTCGAGATTCGGGCGCAGACCGTGGCGCGGCACAAGCCCTTGCCGGTGCGTTTGATGAGTCTGTTTGAGTGGTATGCCACATTGAAAACCTGCGCCGTGCAGGGGGAGTTGCAATTATGAAGACCGTCAAACCGGCAAAAAACACACCATCGGCCAAAGCCAAAAAACCGCGCTCGCTTGTGGTGCAGACCGCTGCCAAACAGCGCGGCTTTCTTGCCATGCTGGCCCAGTGCTGCAACGTGGGCAAGTCCTGTGCGGCGGTGGGGATTGATCGCAGCACCGCCTATACGTGGCGCGAGAAAGACGCAGACTTTGCCGCTGCGTGGGAAAAGGCGCTGCAAATCGGCATCAGTGCGCTGGAAGACGAGGCGCACCGGCGGGCCTTTGACGGTGTGGACGAACCCGTGTTTTATCAGGGCGAGGTCTGCGGGGCCGTGAAAAAATACTCCGACACGCTGGCGATTTTTTTGCTCAAGGCGCACAACCCGGATAAGTACCGCGACAATGCCAGGCTGGAATTGAGCGGGCGGGTAGAAATGAGCGAGGCGATTGTGACGGCGCGTATGCGGATGAACAGGGATGATGGATCCTGACCTGGAACTGGCCCGCGACATGGGCCGGTTTTTCGATGACCCGCTGGGCTTTGTCATCTACGCGTATGCTTGGGACAAAGACCCGCAGTTGCAGATGGTGGAACTGCAAAGCCCTTGGCGCGAGCGGTTCAACACGCGCTATGGCCCCGATGCCTGGGCGTGCGAATTTCTGGACAGTATCGGTGCGCAGGTACGCAAAAACGGTTTTGATTGCACGCAAGCTGTTGCGCCCATCCGCTGCGCGGTCAGTTCCGGCCACGGCATAGGCAAGTCGGCCATGACAGCCTGGCTGGTGAACTGGATCATGTCCACGCGCCCGTACTGCAAGGGCGTTGTTACCGCCAATACCGCCGTGCAGCTTGAATCCAAGACCTGGGCGGAAATCGCCAAGTGGACCAAACGCAGCATGACCGGCCACTGGTTCAATGTGTCCACCGGCAAGGGGGCCATGCGCATGACGCACGTGCAGCATCCCGAAAGCTGGCGCGTGGACGCACAGACCTGTCGAGAGGAAAACAGCGAATCGTTCGCGGGCCTGCACGCGGCAACCAGCACGCCGTTCTACATTTTTGACGAAGCGAGCGCCGTGCCGGACAAAATCTGGGAAGTGGCCGAAGGCGGCATGACCGATGGCGAGCCGATGTGGTTTGTCTTTGGCAACCCCACGCGCAACACCGGGCGGTTTCACGCCTGCTTTAACGGCCAGCGCCACCGCTGGCATGGACGGCAAATCGACAGCCGCACGGTTGCCATTACCAACAAGGCGCAAATCGACGAGTGGATAAGTGATTACGGCGAGGATTCGGATTTTGTGCGCATGCGTGTGCGCGGGGTTTTCCCGCGTGCGGGCAGTGTGCAGTTCATCGCCCGCGATGCGGTGGATGCGGCCATGCTGCGGGACTTGCCCCATCAGGCGCTGGAGAACCGCACCGCCATTGTGGGCGTGGACGTGGCCCGCTTTGGCGATGATCAATCCGTGATTCGCACGCGCATTGGCAGGGACGCACGCACGTTTGAACCTTTGCGCTTTCGGGAACTGGACACCATGCAGCTTGCCAGCAGGGTTGTCGAGCACGTGCAGTTTCTGCGCAAGGCGAAGCTGCGGGTTGTCGTGTTCGTTGACGGCGGCGGCGTGGGCGGCGGGGTGGTGGACCGATTGCGCCAGTTGGCGGTGGACGTGGTGGAGGTGCAGTTTGGCGGCCGCGCGGACGATGCCCGCAAGTACGCCAACAAGCGGGCCGAGATGTGGGGCCGCATGAAAGACTGGCTGCCCATTGGCACATTGGCAAGGGATGAGGTGCTGGTAACAGACCTGACGGGGGTTGAATACGGCTTCAATGCGGCTGACCAAATCCTGCTTGAATCCAAGGACAGCATGAAAAAACGCGGCCTTGCCAGTCCCGATGATGCCGACGCGCTGGCGCTGACGTTCGCCCACCCTGTGCCTGACTGGACGAACGACGGCCCGCAGGTGGCCGGGTTTGCCCGACCGCAGCGCAACTACGACCCCTACGAACTCATCAAGCAGCGCTGAAAAACGCGCACGGCATCAATCAACACCTGAAAAAAGCCTGGATCTGTGCGCTTTTGCGTGCAATGTGCATATACCTCATGCATGGGCTGATACCGTGTCGGGCATGCACAGCGATCTTCACCACGACCCCACCGACACACACGCGCAAGCGCTGGCCCGCAGCCAGATGCACGAGTGCAGCCAGCAGGCACAGGAGCAGGCAATTGCCGATCTGCGCTGGCTGATGCGGCACAGGCAGGGGCGGCGCGTGGTGTGGCGCTGGCTGGATGCGGCCGGGGTCTGGCGGCTGTCTTTCAACACGGACGCGGTGCTCATGGCTTTTAACGAGGGCGGGCGCAATCAGGGGCTGAGGCTGTTGCAGGCGCTGCTGGCTGCCTGCCCGGCGTTTTATCACGTGATGATGCAGGAGAATCAGGATGAGCGAAACACACGGGACGAACGACACGAGCGAAGCGACACAAACGACACAGACTGAGGCGGGCGCACAAGACAGCAGGGGCACCCTGTTGGGTGCAGACCCTGCCCCGCAGGATACCCCTGCTGCGCCGCAAGAGGCGCGGCCACAAGAGTCGGCACGGCCTGCTGCGCCGCAAGATTACACCTTCACCACGCCAGAAGACGTGCCGGTGGACGCGGCGGTGCTGGACGCCTTCTCTGACGTGGCAAAGGGCCTGAACCTGCCGCAGGATGCGGCCCAAACCGTGCTGGACAAAATGGCCCCGGTCCTGGCGCAGCGCCAGGCCGAACAGATCACTGCTGCCCGCAATCAGTGGGAGTTTGATGCCCGCGCGGACGCCGAATTTGGCGGCGACAAACTCGATGAAAACCTGGCCGTGGCAAAACGCGCGATGGACGCCTTTGCCACGCCTGCCCTGAAAACCCTGTTGAACGAATCGGGACTGGGCAGTCACCCCGAAATCATCCGCGCCTTTTATCGGGCCGGACGCGCGATTTCGCAGGACAGCCTGATTGCGGGCAGCAGCCAGCCTGCGTCCAGACCGAACACCGCCCAGCGCCTGTACGGCGCATCCAACATGAACCCCTAGGTTTTTCAACCCACCCTTTTCAGCCCACAGGAGCATGACCCATGCCTACGCTTTCCTCCCACAACCCGACGCTGGCCGACATTGCCTCCCGCATGGATCCGAACGGTTCCATCGAGCCTTCCATCATCGAGATGCTGTCCGAAACCAACGAGATTCTGGATGATGCCACGGTGATTGAAGCCAACGGTTTCACCAAACACAAAACCACCATGCGCACCGGCCTGCCGCAGGGTACCTGGCGCAAAATCAACAGCGGCGTTCAGCCGGAAAAATCGCGCACCGTGCAAGTTGAGGATGCAATGGGCATGCTGGAAACCTATGCCGAGGTGGACAAAAAGCTGGCCGATTTGAACGGCAATTCTGCGGCCTGGCGGCTAAGCGAGGAGCGGGCATTCATTGAAGGCATGAACCAGCACATGGCCAGCACGCTGTTTTACGGTGACAGTTCCATCGAAACCGAAAAGTTCATGGGTCTGGCTCCGCGCTTTAACGAGCTGTCGGCTGAAAACGGCCAGAACATCATCGATGCGGGCGGCACCGGCATGGACAACGCCAGCATCTGGCTGCTGGTCTGGGGGCCGAACACGATACACACCATCTATCCCAAAGGCACGCAGGCCGGGCTGCACTCGCGCGATTTGGGCGAGCACACGCTTTTTGATGCAGACGGCGGGCGCTACCAGGGCTACCGCACGCATTACGAGTGGAACATCGGCCTGTCCGTGCGCGACTGGCGCTACGTGGTGCGCATCCCCAACATCGACATGAACCAGCTTACCAAGGATGCCAGCGCGGGCGCGGACCTGATAGACCTGATGACCGATGCCGTTGAGCGCATTCCCAACCTGGGCATGGGGCGTGCGGCCTTTTACATGCCGCGCAAGATTCGCAGCTTCCTGCGCCGCCAGATTACCAACAAGGTAGCGACCTCGACGCTGACCATGGACGAGATAGCGGGCAAAAAAGTGGTGGCCTTCGATGGCGTACCGTGCCGCAGGACGGACGCGCTGCTGCTTTCTGAGGCCCGCGTGGTTTGAGTTGTTCACTGACAAAAAAGGAACCCGACATGATTATCGACAGGCTTTTGCAGGTCTCGGACAAACAGGAAGTGACCACCAGCGCCCCGTCCACGGACGTCATCGACTTCGGTCAGAAAAACCCCAACACAGGCATGGACGAGCGCACGAAGATGGTGGTGACCATGCCCGAACCCTATGTGGGCAGCGGCACGTTCACCTTTGACGTTCAGGATTCGGACGACAACGCCAATTGGTCTGTGGTCGCCTCATCCGGCCCGGTGGATGCGGCGTTCATGAGCCAGCACAAACAGGTGGTCATTGCCATGCCCACGCGCCTGCGCCGCTACTGCCGTCTGTATTACACCCTCAACTTTACAGGGGGGATAGGCAAATTCTCGGCCCAGATCGTCACCGGCATCCAGCAGAACGACCCCTATCCCGACAGCCCGAATATCAGTTAAGGGAGTATTCGCATGAAAGTCATTGCACTGAAAACCGGCTATGTGGGCAGACTGATTCAGGCAGGGGACGTATTTGAGGTACCAGACGGCGCAACGGCAAGCTGGTTTGTGCCGGTGCAGCAGCAGACGGACACGGCGGCGCAGCAGGAAGGGGCCGACGCTGCCCCGCGCAGCCGCAAAAAAGCGCCTGCCGACAAGTCCGTGATGTAAGCCAGAAAAGCGAAAGCCCCGACAGCGGCAAACTGGCGGGGCCTTCTGAATCCACACCTTGAGATCAGCAAGGGATGAAGCTGTGTTTGATTTTAGACCATTGGTTGGGTTTATGAAATACCTGATTGAGCGCTACGGCATTGGACGGTTCATGTTGGGGGCAATGGCGCTGAT